CTGCGTGGAAGTCACTGCTTTTAACAACATTAGCAAGCACTTCTCCGAGTTCACTAAACCCATATCCATTCTCACCTACATTGATACCCTTTAAGAATGTAATAATCTCTTGGGCGGCATCGGGTTTAAGTTTGTCTAAGAAACGTTTCGCTCCGAGAGATTCTATTAATCTTTGGATCTGCGGAACGGTGAGGTTATTTCCACCATCACCTGCTACGCCACCGTTGCCACTTTCAAGCGAATTGATTTTCTCTTGTATCTTTTGAATCGTGCCAACGGATTTATCCTCCCTTAACGTAACTTCGTAGGTAGGTATCTTTCCATCCATTTCCCTTATGGTTAGTTGGTCTATTGATACCTTTCCCTCGATATGAAGATCCGTATCTTCAAATTGCATGATGTCGCCTTCTTTTATGGTGTCGTGCAAAGATACAGTGGCTCCCGTGCTATCAGCAATAGCGGAATCGTGCTGACGTTGCATATATACCTCATCCACCTTGGGAGAGTATATGTAGCGAGTATAGTCATTTTTATCAAGGAACGCTAATGCGTATTTCAGAAGCCTAATAGAAGCCGCTTCGACATAAGAATCAGGCAAAGGAATACCAATCAGTACAAACCTATCATTTGGCTTAATTTGGTAATCGTTATAAGGGAAATACAGACTAAGGCTATCATCCAACACCCTTTCGCAAGTTAACTCCCAAGTATTATCATCGTGCTTCCTTGCCGAGGCAATCTTGAACTGACGACCACCACACATACCGTTTTTCATACAGATATATGGTTGCTCCGTGGAGTTTTTCAGAAGGTCGTTGATGTCGAAATTTATCTCCTTTTTAAGGAATATACTAAAGTTTGGTATTGTTGCTCCATCCTTGAAAACGCCATTGTCCTCAATTTGCTTAGCGGAGAGAACTTCGTCAATCCTTACGCCGTTGATTTCAACCTTTTCGATTGTTGGATATATTTCCTCAATACCTTTCTGAATATCCTTAGTGTCGAAATAGACAGAGTTTGGGCGAACTCCTATTGTGCTAACGTTAGTGGAATCTATAAAAGGTCGATATTTGTTTTCAGAGAAAAGGTGAGATTTATCCCCTTGGTAGATTCTCTTTTTTGTTTCTTCACTTTGCTCACTCCACCATTGTTTTAAGGACTTATTTGGAAACCCGGGCAACATAAGGCGGTCAATCGCCATGTTGTTGGGTAGGTTATCGGTGGCGTAATCTTTGCTCGTTACTGGGAAACTCTCTTTCTTTACTCCAGACAAGAAATACACCTTAGCACCGACAACAACAGAGTTGATAAACTGTTGCATTGCGGTCTTATCCGTATTATCATCTGGATCCGTAGAGTTTGGCACGTATTCGGAATATATTTGAGTCTTCCCATTGTTATTGAACATACGTGCGTTAACAATCTTATCCCCTATCTTTATCTTAGCATAATAGATTCGATTAGTGCTCGAACTGTACGCCGTGAGTTCGCTAAAGAAATAATAATCTTTGAAAGGTAGGTCCAGTTCAAACTCTGTATTATTATACAGTCCCGTCTGTTTTGTCTTTATCTTTGTAATAGTTCCATAGACTTGCAAGTTTAACGTAGCATAGTACCTGTTAGGAATATTCTTAGTTGAACCATAAGCACGCAACCGAGTCGTAATAGCTTGTTCGCTATCCGCATTTTTCTCTATTCTGCGTAGTCCACACCCTTTTCCGTATTCAAATATGTGAGACGTAGGCAACCCCGCCGTCCCCACGAACACATTTCTTCCTCGTGTGATGAAGTTCACGTCAAACTGACTATTCACCAACGCAAGAGCACTCCAGCAGCTTAGGTTATCTGCCGTGATAGACGTTGAATCTATTACATTGTCAGCAATCTCATTACCGTATGTTTTATCCCAAACAGATAAGTCGCATCCTCTCTGCCCAGAACGCAATCTGTTTCTGCTATACAATTTCCACTCGCCATCTCCCCATTGCTCATTAAGATTAGCTTGTATTCTATCAAGTAAATCATCAAGAGAAGATACGTAAAAGGCAAATTTGGCTAACGATGTATAATGAAGCTGATTATCATGTAATACGATGTCTAAAAACTCCGTTCTCGCTAACTCGTCCTGCTTTGCGTTGAATTTAATATTTTCGTAAACAAATGATTCGCCATACTCGTTGCGTCGTGATTGCTTTATAACACTTGGGTCGTAATTTATCTCAAAGATTTCCCCACGATACGTCAAATAATCGCCTATCTTAAAAAGAATAGGAGATGCACTCTTTAATGTTATCGTTACATAACATTCACCCATCCATGAGCCATTATACTCTATACTCCTTGTGGTAATATCATTATTAGCCTCGTCTTTTAAGACACTACCATCTATATGTCGTATCAGCCACTCTCCCATATCTTTTAATTTTTTCTTAACCCTATTACCGCGTTATTAGCATCATAAGAAGGCGACACGTCACTTAAAGGATCGTTCACCTTGAAAGTTATTGTAAAAACGAGTGTATCACCATCCGAATCTCTTACGAGTTCAGCTTTGTCGTTTAATTTGTCAAAACGAATCCCTGCACGGCCTATCTGCGTCCAAGTGCAATACATCATCATTTCTGCACCTGTTCCATCAAGTCCTAACAAGTACTTTAGAAATTTTTGTACTTTCGCATTTGCAGAATACTTTTCGCCCTTACAACAAAATTTAACATCCATTGTATAGGCTTTAAGTTTTAGTCCACCAATAGGTATATATTCGTCATCTCCATGCTCATCATTCCAGTCTTGCTTGGAGAGGTCCTTCGTTTCCACAAGCAGCTTAAAAGGAATATCTGCACAGTAAATATCAAAGTCGGCAATGGTCTCCTTTATGGGAGAGTTCGCTTTTGTCTTTTGGATATATACTTTTTCGTATTGCATAACACTTTTCTTTTGATTACAAATATACGAATTATTACATAATTATACAATAATAAACGTATAATTATGCAATTTAAACCACATTAGAGTTTTACGTTCGGTTTAAATTAATTCAAAAATTGTTGCTTTTATGTTTTAGATTTATTACCTTTGCACAAATATTAACATTAGACTAAAAACTGTAAATTATGAGAAAGTATTTATTTTTATTTCTTGCCATACTAACAATGGCGATAGTATTCACTTCATGCTCATCAGACAATGACGATGATGGACTTTCTATAAGTCTATCAGAAGCAACAATCAAAGGTGTTGACAACTTTGCGCAAATCACATCATCATCACCCAGCGTAAAATGGAGTAGCGAAAACCCTTATGTTGCCACAATTTCAGAAGACGGAAAGATTAAAAGTGCGCATATCGGAGAAACGTACATCGTTGCGCAAAGTGACGGGAAAACCAAAAAATGCAAAGTAATCGTTACACCTCAATACTCGATATATACAGAACCAATTACTGATTTTGGAAAGAGCAAAGAAGAAATTATAAAAACACTTGGAACTCCATTTTTAGATAAGGATGATATTTTGTCGTATACTAATGATAATCAAGATATAATTGTAAATTATATTTTCAAAGAAGGAAAGCTTGATAATTGTATTGTTCTCTTAAAAATGTCATTGGACATTATTAACCTTGTTGATTTCTTGAAAGAAAGATACGAACTTATTCCGAGAGACTTCAATGGGAATTACGCTTTCATTAATGCTTTAACAACAAAAGAAGCGAACATGATAGTTACCCTTCGCTCTCGACCGATAAACGGGGTCTTCGTTGTTCAATACAATAAATACAATAAATGATAAAAACAAGGAATGGCAGTAATTATCAAACATTACTGCCATTTTTCTTGTTTATTTATTTATTCTGTCTCTTATTGTTACATTCGCAGTGGTGTTTTCTACAACACCTCCATACTTGTAAACGAAACACTTAGACTGTTTCTCTGTATTTACGGAAAGATGAGCATTATCATACACGTTCACGTAGGCGACAGATCCATTGCTTAGCTTAATATCAAGTTTACTATCTTCACGCACATAAATTTCCACTGCACTTCCATCACTGATTTTGAGTGATATATATGATTTTCCATTGATAATCATGTCACCGATATTTTCCAACGTAGACTTCTCATCAATGTAGATTCCGTGTCGATGCAATATCTCTTCACCTGCATACTTCTTTAATGTTTTATTCAATCTCCAATTTGGGTGATTTATAATAAACTCCATGTTGTCGGCATAGAGTTGGCACAAATCGTCAACCGACTCGTACCCACTCCAAATATTATAAATATCATCACACATGCCCAACTGGCGACCCTCGTCTTTCAATTCACATGATAACTTGTTTTTCCTTCTAAACATAACCAATACTATTAATGAATATTTACCTTCTTTAGACCCGGAGTTGTAATATCCCTGAATAAGGACAGGATGCGCTCTGTGGTCTCTGCATTCTTTTGCGTGTTAATTGAAATAATCCTTAACTCGGCAAGCTGCGAATTTGCAATATCGCTCATCTGTGGGAAATATGTACTTTGCAAATTTCTAACAACGGATAAATCTGCCCTGCATTGATTAAGATACGATGCGAGTATGTCGGCAGTATCCTCTGTAATAGATTTGATGCCGTTTCCTATGGAACTTGAACCATTTTGAGTTAAGTCCAATCCTCTTGCCTTCAACGCCTCAAACACCTTGGTAATATTTTCTACGGCATCCGCTCCCTCCTTTTCAATAATGTCCGCAAGGTCTAATATATCGCTTTCATCAAGCAAACCACTCTTATCCACCATTTTTTTCTTTATGAGCTCTTGTGTCTTGCTTAGTGCAGCTTCCATCACTTTCGTTGTCAGTATATTTGTCGTAAGATTTTTCATTAAATCTCTCACCTTATCGTGATAGGCTTTTGCTGCATCCTCACCCTTGCTCCATGCTTCAACGATAGCGTTTGTAAGTTCCTTTGCCCATGATTTCAAATCAATATCATAGAGACTTTTTGCCATATCCATTGCAAAGGTTGCAATATTAGACTTTAACTCCGCAACTTGGCTTTTGTAGTCTTCAATTTTCCCTTCGTCTTTTTTCTTCTTTTTCTTCTCACTTTCTATCTTTGCATTGGTTTGGTCAAGTTGCATATTCATTACTGCAAACTGTTGGTCGTAATAAGTTTGCGTACGATATGCTTTCTCCATAGCCTTGTTTGTCTCTTCACGGTAAACAGTTGTATGCTTCTTCTTTTTATGACCAAAAAGTCCTCCAACGATGAAACCCACAATAGCACCTGCAACGGCTCCGACCGCCGTACCAATAGGACCAACGGCAGAACCCAACAACGCTCCGGATAAAGCGGCAGAGCCTGCCCCTACTGCAATTCCTGCGCCGGCTCCAATTGCTTTACTTGCAAGACGAGTGTCGTGTCCATACTCAACACCCCTCTTTGCCATAGAGTAATTATCAAGACCCTCTTTGAGTTTGGCAATATCATCTTTATCAGCCTTGTAATTATAGACACCGCCAAGCGTTTTCTTTAAATTCCTTTCAATGGAACTTTGGAGGTTACCGAGAGCCTTTAATTGTCTTTCTGCAATCTGTATCTGACGATCAATTTTTGCGTCCCTCGCACGTGCCGTTCCCGTAAACCATCCTGCAAAAGAACGATACACACCCGTGACCGCTCCCATAACGTTTCCGCTTTTGAGAGAGTTCCAACCATCAGCCGCACCTTGCGAAGCTTCACTGAATCCACTGACAAACTGATAACCCTTACTGTCACGAATACCATCACCACCTTTACCAAGCGTATCGAAATCCTCTGCTAATTGGTCAACAAACTTCTTCATGCTCTGTACGGCATTATTTATACCGTTGACAATAGCGTCTATCATACTCACAGTACCCTTCATGCCGCCAGCCATCTTAGACATCGCTTCGCCTTGCTGACCCATAATCTTGGCATTGTTCATCTGATTTTGCGCTATTTGCATACCAGAGGTGTCACCATTTAACTTTGCGTTCTGGAAGTATTTGCTTGCCTGCTCATAATCGTTTGAGGATCTGTTTTGCATTTCATCGCCTTGCTCCTTATACTTTTGTATAACGGCATCAAGACCACCCTGCAAGTACGTGATAAAGTCAGACTGACGGTTATGAAGTTTCTCCATTTGGTCGTTAATCTGCTTCATCTGCTTTGTGTACTCACGAGCATCAATAGCACCGCTTTGGAATGCCTTATTTACAATATCCCTAATAGTAGCACCATATTTTTCTGCTTCATCTGTGCTTAAGGTTGTTATTGCTCCAAAGAAGTTATAGTATGATGCAGAGTGCTTTGCAGCTTCGAGATTGACGTTGCTTATATCCTTGCTTCTTTGTTGTTCGAGCAGAATCTTACCTTTTCGTAAGGCTTCATCAGAGATATATTTAGCATTTTCTTCTTCAAGCTGATTACGCTTTTCAAGACGCTCTATCTGCTCGTCATACGACTGATTAATAGAGTCTATTTCTGCTTGATAGTTTTGCAAATACTCAAAGCCGTGTACGAGAGAGTCTGCAATCTTCTCATCAAGTTTATCCGTTTCCTTCTTAAAATCAATAAGAATTTTGGATAATTCTTGACCGAACCTATCTTTAATCTGATTATCAGTGAGTTTTAAAACTCCCTCTAATCCATCTGGTCCAAAATCAACCTTCTTAACGCCAGCGGTTACCCTAACTTCTTCAAGGCTCTTTTTATTTCTCTCCGAAACGGGCATATCGTTATTAACGAAACCCTTAGGAGAAAATTTATTTCCCTGAATTGAGTTTAGCCTATCACGCAAATATCCGTAATAACTCCCCTTGTCCTTTCGATATACACCATAGGACCCGAATGAGAACTCCGCAGCAACAGAACTTGATGTAACCTTTGATAGCTTTTGGTACAAGTCATACTGCTTTGATAAAAGGTCAAGTTGCTCGTTAAGTTGCTCGACCCTATCAGAAGCGTTTTTGTACTCAATATCCGCTTCCTTCTTTGACGCTTCGGCTCTTATTTCTGAGAGGAAATTCCTTTGCTCCTCTGTTTTAGCAAGTTTTGAGTACTCACCAACAAGTCTTTCTAAGTTTCCTGCTAAATTCTCTGGATTCTTAAAGGTAGAACTGATAGACTTAAAGTTCTTGTCATTAAGAAGACGTTTTTTTGCATCTTCCCTACCCTCAATCTTACGCCACTTTTCCCAAGTTTCGTAATACTCTTCGAGTAGTTTCTTTCTATTCTGCCAGCCTTTAAGTATCTTTCTTTGTTGTTCCTCCCACTGACGCTTGGCTTTTTCTGCCGCCGCCTTTCTCTTTCTCTCCGCAGCTTCCGCAGCTTTACGAGCCTTTTCAGCTTTAGAATCGTTCTTCTTAGATATTCCCGTAGCTTCACCAGCGTAAGCATATCCGATAACCTCCTTAAATGCTGCTTGGGAGTTTCTAAGTGCTTCTAAATATGCTTGCGAAGCCGCCTTACCTCTCTGTCTTACCGCAGAACGATAAATTTCCAAGTTCTTATCAACGGCTTCCTTTGCCTTTTTCTCAACCTCATCAGGTGAACTTCCACCATTCGACCATTGTTTATAATATGCTTCGCCATTCTGCGAGAACTGACGTGGATGTGAACCCATGAAATCAGGACGCAATAGCAAGGAATTACCTTGAAACTTAGGCTTGCCCATGTAGAAATCGTCCAAAGCACCTTGGGTGACAGACTGATCTCCCACAACATGCATGTAAACATTAAAGTGGAATTTGCGACTGCCTATGATATTCTGTATTTCATTAGCGTTTCCCGGCCATGTTGCTCGGAAATGGTTCATTGCGTCATTGGTAGCCTTGCGCACATCCTCTTGTGCAGCTTTTGTCAAAGGTTGTCCCGAAGCAAGCATACGGCGAGTTGTGTCACTAATACGCCCTGCGGCATCCTTAGCCATATCTTCTGCGAGTGACGGGAGCTCTTTAAGTCCCATCGCTTTATCCATCTTCATATCGAAGTACGATCCTTGAACAACGTCAAGGTTGTTGGCAGCCTTCCATGAATCCTTTAAGATATTGTATGTCGCTTGCTCCATCGGGTCTTTGGCAAGATTCTCAAACTGTCCCGAAAGGCTTTTTGCAAAGTCTGCAATGTTCGCATCAAGATTCTTACTATCATTATTCGCATCTAAAGCCGAGCCAACAAAATCAGAAATGTTTGTTCCTCGAACTCCACGAAAACTTACAGAAGACATGCTTAGGGCGGCGTCTTTCACATTGGAAAGCGTTTGGTAGAGCGTTAACCCATTCTTGTTAGCTTCTAATATTATATCAGCAAACTTTTTAAAATCGCCACTAACATCACTCTTTGACTTCAAGTCTTGCGCTTCTTTAACAAGTTGCGCCATTGATATTTTAGAAGTCGTAAGACTTAATTTTTGTGCGCTCTTCTCTAAGTCTGCAAGGTTTGTCTGTATAGATTCCCTGAACCACCCCTTTGAAGCGTCTTCTGCATCCGTAAAGACATTCTTCATCGCCTGCGCCTTTTCCGCTGCACGAGCATACAGTTCGGTGTATTTACGCAAATACTCCAACTGCTTACTCGGATCACCGTTTGCCTTTATGCTGACATCTAAGATAATGGAATCATATCCAGAGCCTGCTTTCTCTTTAAGGATGTCCTTCTCTTTGTTTATTTGGTCGGCGACATCGGAAATGGAAGCCTTGATGTTTATTGGGTTTTCATCAATATACTTCCTCAAATCATCATATGTCTGCTTAGCGTTCTGTGCGATAGAATCTGCGGTCTGCTTTAACTCTTCGCTTTCCGACATCCAATTAGCAAACAACATAGAGGCTCCCGTAATCAGAAGACCGGGTAAGCCTCCGATAGCCGTCCAAATTGTACGCCCAAGGGAAACTGCTCCAACTTTTAAGAGATTCCATGCAGCCATGCCCCTTGCTGCAAAATTCTGCCAGAAGTTAGCGGTAAAAATCTGACGAACCTGCATGCGCATAGCCGTGATACGAGCCGACAGAGTTACGGTTTGCCTTTGTTGTGTTAATAGTGCAGATATACTCTTATACTGTTCGGTTGTTATCTGACGAGTAACGTAAGCACGTTGCAGATCCGCCATGGTAATCGCTTTTGTAGTAGCAAGCGTTTCCAAGTCCTTTGCAGTAATTTGAGTTTTTGTGCTTAGAATGCGTTGTTCCTCGGCACTTAGTTCTCCCGTTAACGCCTTCTCTTGATACTTAGCCGCCAACGATTGTTTAGAAGAAAGTAAAGAATCAGCAAGACCACCACCGAGAGAAGACCCTAATTTCTTTAATGCAACTCCAGAGAAAGCGGCGAGAAGTACAGGTCCTAACCTATCAATAGACTGTACAAGTGTTACGGCTCCGTTGATAGCCGTCATAAAGAAGCCACCGACCATACTCTTTCCATCGGCAAACTTACCAAGCATAATATCCCATGCGTCAATAAGTTTGTTCCAACGACCAAGCAGAGTGTCAGAGAGGACGTACTGCATGTTATAGAATTGACCGCCCTCGTCAGTTAATTTCTTTATTACTGCATCAACATCTTCAAACGAAACTTGACGCTTCGTAATCATATCACGAACGTCCTTTGTGGTGTAGTTGTTCTTTCCGTCCTTTCCTGTCTGATTATATAGATCAGTTATCTTCTGGAGTAATGGAAGTCCTGCGTATGCGAACTGACGCAATTCCTTTCCATCAAGCCAACTTCTTGATTTCACCTGACCGTATGCAAGACCAAGACGCTCAAATGAAACACCAAGTCCAGATGCCACATCAGCAAGGCGTTTTGTCGTATCATAAAGGTTATCTGCTTCAACTCCAAAAGCGGCAAGTTGCTTAACGTCCCTGTTTAACTCTCCAAATTTGAAAGGAGATTCAAGTGCTAACTGTTGGGTTTGAGCAAACAACTCATCTGCCTTCCTTGCATCACCGATAATATTACGCAAGGCAATGTGTTGTTGTGCTATTTCACCACCAGTCTGGATAATAGAATTAGTAAACTGTTGTGCGCCATAAACGATACCACCTTGCAAAAGCAGACTCTTCATATCACTCATAATGCCAGAAGTCTTGCTTGCCGCATCATTGGCTTGTCGGAAAGCGGAGGCGAGATCTCGTGCTGCACGAGCGTTACCTTCAACCGATTTCTCTGCCTGCTTTGCCGTTTCTTTGTACGCTTTTAAGGAAGCGTTAGCTTCCTGTATAGAACGTGCTCCATTCGAGAATACGGCTTGGACACGGTTACCATCAAGGAGTTTGTTACCATCAATACTATTAAGTGTGCGCAAGTATCCCTGAAGCTTATTAAGAGAAGACATCAGGTCCGCATCTTTCATAAAATTAGGAATGGCTTTGATTTGATTGATGGATTCGGATACCTTTCTTATTTCACTTCTAAGGCGTACAACTTTAGTCGCAGCTCCATCAACGGCATCCGCCATCTTAAGCATTTCCTTAGAAGGACCATCCCCATTCAAGTCATTAGCTTCACGCAGTTTTGTGGATAGTTTGCGAATGGAATCTGTCGTTTTATTAACAGAAGCTTCCATATTCACAAACTTTCTCATTATGTTGTTTAGTTCTTGCGAGACATTATCTTTAACGCCAAGCGAAAACATCAAATCTCCTAAATTCCCATCTGCCATACCTCGTTATCTTTTGTCTGTTTTTGTTATATCGTTATCTAAATACTCGTTGAGAGAAATCGTTTTGCCTACCCTTGATTGTTTGTGCTTTTTCTCCCATGCTTCTGTCAGTTCGTCTATTTCGGCTTTACTTGCGTGCTTACCATCATTATCTTTCGGATAGACAATCGTTGGCTGGTCAATCGCCATGAGGTCAATCTGCGCCGCAGTGTACCCCCACCAATAATCATATGCACGAATACCGAAACGCCGCTCAAAGAGAAAGCTAAACTTCTCTGCTAAGCTATGCGCCCCTCCCCAGCTTGTCCTGCTTGGGTACGCTCTGCTTCTGTCATCGTCATCATCGCATCCGTCATTGCGGTCGCTAATATGGTAGTGAGTTGAAATGCTGCTGATTGTATTTTTTTTTTAGCAACATCGAACACACCAAGCACTTCGCAAACATCAAGGTCGATGATGTAATAGTAGTATCTCCACAAAAGCCAATAGAAAAAGCGGATCTTCCAAATGTTGTTGAGTTGCACTAAAGCACACTGCTTGACACGCTTCTTCCACTCGTTTTTTTCCTTTAGTTCCACGTGGGTAAACTTTCTCGTTGTTCCTTTATGAAGCCACCCAAGTTTTCTTTTCTTTCCCCTAAAGGTGTATTCAGTGGGGGTCTCACTTAGAATCTCATCAAGTGCAATCTGCAAATCAATGCTTGGTTGTTTAACTTCTTTCTCTGCCATATTTTCTTACTAATAAAGGGCGACGGCTCTTTTTGAAAGCCAGCCGCCCCTGCGTTGTTGTTATCCTAAAACCTAATACCTATTGAGATTAGCCTATGCTTTCTTCAACCATGCAATAGAAGGCTTGTCGCCAATCTCCAGTGTACCTGTAAGACCGATAGCGTAAACCTTACCATCGTCCATCATAGGCTTTGCCCAAAGGGCAACACCAGAGAGAATCATGATATTCTCCTGTGTATCGTCCTCGATGATGAACGTACCAGTAATCTTGTGCTTGGTAGGAGTGAGAGCCTGACCCTTATAGTTCGTGCTACCAATAGTAGCCTGAACGTTGTCCTTAACGGCACCCTCTCCATGCGCCCACTTCAAAACATCTGCATGCTTTGTAGGTACGGTGAACGAAATCTCGAAGTCGCCAATCTCTGCGGTTGACTGCCAATCGCCATTCATGCCGATTACCTTGTAGTGGGTCAATGATGGATCGCCCTGCTCAATCTTCAAGGAATCAACCTTCACAGGAATGTCAAGTTCGGGTGCGAGAGCAATAGCGGTTGCGCTACTAAGGTCTATCGCTGCCTTTTGGTACATAAGAGAAGAAGGTCCAGAAAAAATATCCTTCAACTCGGTTTTCTTTTTCAATGCCATAATGTTATCCTTTTAATTGTGAAACTAAAGTTACTTCGTGGTTAATTGTGCTTGTATGAATGTTACATGGAATCCCGACTTATCACTCGTCTGTAGGGTTATCTGTGGCTTGTTTATCTTAAAGTCCTTAGTATTGATGGGAAATAACTTCAAAACTGCATCCACCTTTTCGTCCATCTTTTTTATGTCCATGCCATTAGGGTTACTTGCTGACACCAAATCTCTGACGTAAACTTCAAGAACAACCGTGGTAGAAAAGTCATTATACTCGCCACGCTCCCCCAACTCGTTATTATAAACCACAGAAGGAAGACTGACAACTATATAGCTATCTGGTCTATCTGTGACAGAAGCGGGTCTATCTTGGTAGTATCCCTTGTCACAGATACCGCTCACTGCTTTTGCAATACCGTAGTATAATGTCTTTAAACTTACCATATCTTCTTTGATGATGCTCGTTTTGCCACTTCGTCTTTGATTGCAACCATAAGGTTGTGAGCCTTAAATGCGTAAGGAACGGCCGCAACTACCCTAACTGCCCATGTATGAGTTTTGGGGATACCGCTAAACATATCCGTTAGAGCTTTCTTTGATTCCGTAGGACCATAAACACGTTTGTTTCCCGTTGAAGCTTCAAAAGGACCTCCTTTAAAAGAACCATTGTCGGCATAAAAAGGGCGATACTTTTTCATTCCTTTCGTGAGGGTTTTACCTAATGGTGCTTTTTCTGTATCGCCAACAGAGTATAGTGCGAATGGAACACCTTTGTAGTAAGCCGCTGCGCTTATAGAGGTAAATAGGTTACCTGTAACGTCATAGAAGTCCTCCTCACTATAGGGGTCGTGCCTCTCAATAGCAACGTCAACGGCTTCTACCGCAATCGCATCAACAACTTGCTTCGCCTTTTCAACTGCATACGCATTGAACGGCTTAAAGATTCTCTTTTCAAATTGTTCCGCTAAGCTTTCCATGCTCTAAACTCTTACAAGTTCCCAATAAACAATCGTCCTATCGTTGTCTGGTTCACTGTCCCTTACACGACCTTCTTCGGTGTTGTTTCCAACAGTAGCATAGATTGTGTCTCCATCAAGTGGCTGTCTACCAGCTTCCCATTTGTCATATCTGACAGGAATCGAAGCCTTCCTCTTGTTAATGTCAACCTTACCCATGCCGTTGGTGGTTGTGTCAGTAAATGAGCGACCGCACCCTTCGTAAAGAATGACTTCTTCTCGTTCTGTCTTGGTTTGCGGATTAGAAGCCGTATTTGAAGCAAACGGGTCCTCGTTCTCCACCTCACTCGCATTTTCAACAGGCACAACCTTTTCCAAGATGCGCACAATCTTAATCGTGTGAGGATAACGAGGGTTGCTTATAACTTCCTTTCTCATAATCGTACCTCTTAACGAATGATATGCGGCAAAGGATTGCCAACTAAGTCCATATTAGAGTGCTTGATTCCGCCACTGTTCATTTTGAAAGTAGTTTTTCTTCCAAAGACAGAAGATGGTTCGAGTTCCTTATAAATGGCATTGGCTTCGTTTTTGAGATCCTTAATATCATCGCTCGAAAGCTGATAACCGCCAGACGAGTGCGTCCATCCATTATCAGTATCAGAAGTATTATTGACTTTACTCGGACCGAGAATCATCCATTTCAGTAAGTCTGCATATGCGAGGCGCACCTTTGCCCTGTCACTATCCATCATAGGGGTCTTGGCTTCAATCTCTCTATCAACGAATATAGGATAGAGTGCGTCAACAGGCACTTCAAACTTTACCTTTGCAAGGATGTAATCTTCAACCGTGTAAGTCTTTTCTACTTCTGATACTGCTTCCATACAAGTTCAATCTAATTATTAGTCGGCGGTGTTAATGTCGATGATGTAGTGGTTAGGGAACTCTATCAAAGCAGGACATGCCGACATCATAACGTCAGTGTGCCACTCTTTGAAGTGACCGTTATCCATTGTTGAGTTGATAACAAGGGATAAACCATCATTACCACGACCAAATACAGAAGTGATAGTACTGGCACCAAACTGCTTAATCATCTGCTCATCAAGAATTGCTTTGTGCTCAAACTCGACTGCATCGCCTGCTGGGCGGAGAACGGCTGTACCATCCTTCCATCCCTTAACAACCTCCTCCTTAGAATGGGTCTTGTTGCTTTCCTGCTCAACGACAAGTTCAATAGGAGATACACCCTCTAAGTCAACAACTGCCTTATTCCACTCCGATGCGACAACAGGAATTTCCTGTGTTGAAGCAAGGAAGTTTAACTTGCGATAGTTGGAAACGAACTCACGAACTTCCTTGTTCTTCAAGAAGATGTTGTAGAAGTCGTTACGGGTCATCTGCCATACCATTGGACCTGCGTAGTCACCCATTTCATGGCGCACCTTGTCCTCCAATACTCGCATTTGTGTGAGCAACTTACAGTCAGCGTCAGCCCAAGTCTTTACACCAGCCTTAAGGAAATTGCTTGTTGGCACTTCTGCCTTGTGTAGTGGAAGCTGAATACCACGACCAATACCCGTGTAGTCAATCTTTGCAGTACTCATGAGTTGAGCAGTCATGAAATTCATGGTCGCATCAACTGCATTGAACTTATCCTGCAACTTGTCGACATAAGTAGCAACGATGTCTGCGTCATTACCGAACTGTTCAAACATTTGAACCTTGTAATTGCGCTCCGATGCGGTCTCAACGATACCCTCTGCGATAAAGTCAGGAATTGATGCCGTGTAGAACTTATCTTTTGAGCCGTCCGTCTGGTTGCTATCCCCAAGCGGTGCTCGAAGATCCATCAAATGAGGTGACTTCAACTTGTGAGCCTTAACAGAGAATACTGCCGTACCGTCTGCTTGGGATGGTGTCTCTGCTGCTGCTTTGCGACCTTGTGTCTTGTACCAACCATAGTTAGTGTAGAACAAAGCACTATTATCAAGGAATGACTGCAAGAAACGGTTGTTCTCTGGACTTGCAAAGAACTTAGCGTATCTTGAATCTTCAAAATTGTATTTTGCCATTTCGTTATACCTTTTAAGTGTGAAACATTAGAGTGAGAACCAACCTGCAACCTTGCTTGTGTTCAGTGCGAGAACACTTGCCGGCATTGGAGACATCTTTGCTTTGTAAAGCACAGTGCTCGCATTGGCAAGACATGGGGTGAACAGATAGCGTGCACCATCAAAGTCGTTGTTTGTTGCAGCAGGGTTGTACACAAAATCAAAGTCAGAAGGTGCATAACAGTTAGGGTTGGAGACGATAGCCTTAGCACCTGCACCAGCCTTGTCTGCTTCCACGAGAACTGCTCCAACGGCAGCGGTAACGGCTGCACTAACAGTTAACTTCCAAACATCACCTGCGGTGTTGTCCTTCGTTGCTTCAACTGCGGTAACGGTAACACCTGTACCTGTACCCGTAAGAGTGTTTGGTGCAACCATGAGAATGTCACCAACGAATGGGATATGACGGAATCCGTCACGCTTAATGAGGACTTCGGTTGTTGATGCAGCCTTAGCCACCTCGTAAGTCTTCATAATCTTAATAGTAGCACCAGTATCACCCTCGATACCCGGATTATACTCTAAAAGGTCACCTGCATAAATCTTTGCATTGCCCTTAAAAGGATTTACGAGAACTCCACCGACTGTTGGGTAAACCAACCCGTTCTTTGCGCTTGACTGCAACTTAACGAATACGTTACGACTGCCGCCAATCTCGCCATGAGCCTGAATCAGTACAGTGCCTTGGAAAACTCCCGCATTGAGAATCCTTTGCTGATAAAAATCAAGTTCTGTCATTTCGATTAATGTTAATTGTTAAACTGAATACTTGTTATTCGGTCTTTGGGTTGTGTCGTCCAACGATGTTACCAACATCGCTCCAGTCTTCTTTTTCTTCCTTGCCACCACCATTGCCGCCTGCATGTGGTTTACCTATTTCAATTCCCGCTTCCTTGATGTCTGCATTGTACAGTCTCTCCGCTTTCTCAACGAGAGATTTTAAATCGACATTTTCGCTTGGAATTTCGAGTTTTGAAAGAGCGGATTTAGCAAAGAAGTCATTGATCTTCAAACCTGCATTTTCAAACTTCTCCCTAAGACCTTTTCTGACAGAATCCATTGTAGCGTGCTTCGCTCTCTCGGTCTGCTCTTGCTTGCGTGCGTTACGTTCCTCATCAAGTTCAGCTCTAAGGTTTTTCAATTCCTTCATGATTTCGCTTTCGCTACCCTCATTATTCTCGTTCTTCTTAGAACCGCCTTCATTTCCCTCTTTCTGCTTCTTTTCAGCGTTCTCCTTATACTCCTTTACCTCTTTCGAGACATCAGCGTGGAGATTACCGTCCATTCGCTTCAATCGGTTTGCAACTCTTTCGACCAACTTGGCATTTGCTTCCTCGTTATCTCCAAAATCGCCCAGAACGTCATCAAGTTCCTCGTTGATTGTACGCTCGCTAAGTTTTAACTGGGTGCTTCCCAAACTTTTGTTTACTAATTCTTTGAGTTCTTCTCTTTCCATTAGTGGTTATCCTGAATGATTAATCGTTGCAGGAGAAGGAATCGAACCTCCGACCTGTTGGTTATGAGCCAACTACGCTACCTCTGCGCCACCCTGCGATATAAAAATCGTATAAATATACAATTCTGCAAACAAAAATATGCATAAAAAATGAATATTCCAAATAAAAATGTATATTTTTGCATAAAAGATTGTATATTTATTCGTTACATGGCAAAGATTGAGAATATTTCAGGGTTAAATTTACCAAAAGGAGATACTGTTTATACACAAGAGTATATTCAGTCTTTGCGTGATTTAGACCGAAAGTCTCCCGATAAACTAAAAATCATAGCACAGAAAGGCGCACAGGAGAGAATACTCTCCGTAGACGCTGATATTAAGATAGTTGGAGGTTCGAGAGGTGGCTCGAAATCCTTCTCCGCCCTTATGGAAACGCTCAAAGATATTCGCAATCCCGATTTTCATGGTTTGATACTACGAAAGGAGAAGAACGACCTTGATTCTCTTATTTCGGATTCATACAAGGTGTACTCTCAATTTGGAACTTACAACAAGTCACAGAACGACATGACATGGAATTTCCAAAACGGCGGGTGGTTGAAATTCTCATATTACACTGGGGCATACCAAGATTTCAAGGACAGATTTCAAGGTCGTCAGTATTCCTATATCGCCATTGATGAAGGTACGCAAGTGGAATACAAGAAATTCAAATATCTACTCACAAATAATCGTAATGCGGCACATATCAGAAATAGGTTTTGGATAACGTGTAACCCAGACCCTGAAAGTTGGGTGCGTAAGTTTATTGATTGGTGGGTAGATGAAGACGGCTACATTATCCCCGAACGTGATTGTAAGGTTAGATTCTGTTTTATGGATGGCGATACACCTGACCAAATCTATTGGGGTGATACTCGTCAGGAAGTCTACGAGCAATGTTCTTCTATTATTGATTCTCTTTGGAAGGATGAGTATGGTGACCTTGGCTATACGAAACTTGACATGTTCATCAAGTCTGTGACATTCATTCGTGCGGACGTATCAGAGAACATCAAACTTATCAGTACGGACGCTTCGTATATTGCCAACCTTGCACAACAAGATGAGGAGCAGCGTATGCGTGACCTCGAAGCAAACTGGAATTGGAAAGCGGCAGGCGATGACATGGTGAAAATAGAGGATTTGGAAGGCATCTTTGGTAATTCCATGCAGCTTGACGATGAAGTGCATCGTGCGTCTGCCGATATTGCCTTTACGGGTGGTGATAACTTTGTTATGTGGCATTGGGTAGGCAGACACACGAAGGATCTTGTGGTAATGCGAATAGATTCCAAGACAATTGTGTCTGTGGTTCAATCCAAACTCCGAGAATGGGGAGTTGAGGAATGTAATTTCACATACGATATGCAAGGCATTGGGCAGTACTTTAAGGGTTTCTTCCCAGATGCAGTACCATTCAATAACCAAGCTGCCCCTGTGGCTCTTGATAGGAAAGAAGAGGAAGGCATTAAGTATCTATATAAGGATTTGAAATCACAATGTGCTTTCATGTTCTATACAGAGATAAAGGAAAGGACTATTTCTATCGAACCAGCATTACTTGAAAGGAAATTCAGTGGTAATGGATTCAAAAACCTACCTCTTAGACAGATTCTAATGAAAGAGAGAAAATCGCTTAGAAGGGACGAAGTGGGTGCCGATAGAGGTTTTAAGCTACTACCAAAGAAACTTGCAAAGAAATACGTTGGTCACTCACCTGACTTTTGGGAGAGTTGGTTTTACATAGAGATATTTAGGTTAACAAAAAAGAAACACAAAAAGGCTAAGGGATTATGGATGATTTAACAGTGAATTACAGAGAGGTGCTGACAAAAAAGCCATGGTGGAGAGTTACACCAAAGGGGTACATGCAGCATAACATACAGGAAAGAAGGGATGATGCAGATGATATATCCATGCCGGAGGACCACTTGTATAGAATCGTTATGACGCAAGCGGACTTCTTACGTGAGTATTACCCGTCTGCTCATGCTATCTTTGACGAAACCAAGTACCCCGACATATACAAGCTAAACCCAGAAAATAATAAATGGTATAAGCAACCTATCACTCGAACCTCTTTTGCTTTCCAACAGGTGATAGCAACGAAGCATATCCTTCACCTTACAGGAAACGATGTTCAGTTTGAAATCGCTGACGGGGCATTAGATAAATCCAAAGAGGAAGAATATCAAAAGAATCTTATCAAATTCAAGAAGTGTTGGTTGCTTTCCAACATGGAGATAAGAAACTTTGAAGCTATCCGCTCATTGATGATTACAGGCGATGCTGCCGTTGTGGGATATTTCAATGACGGTAAGTTTGGCGCAAAATCATTATCTTATCTGAATGGCGATACTCTCTATCCTCATTTCGATTCTATCACAGGTGAACTCGAACTATTTGCACGTAAATACTACGACTATGATGATGATGGCATAGAGAAAACGGAATACGTTGAGGTATGGGATGACACAAACATCTATCGCTACAAGCGTGGTGTGAACGAAAGTGGCGTTTCTGCATTCCTCAAAAAGATATTCGACCTTAATGGATTTAAACTCATCACAAAAAAGCCACATGGATTCCCATTCCTTCCCGTTGCTTATGTACGCAATGAGGATGGGCCATGTTGGCATGCCGTACAGAAGAATATTGAGGACTACGAGGAAGCGTTCTCTCATCTGTGCGAAAACAACAAGGCGTATGCGTTCCCTATCATGTATATGAAAGGATCAGGTGACGATATTAGCGTTATCGGTGATAGCAATGGTGCTGCAAAACTTGTCACAATGGACGACAAGGACGCAGAAGCAGGGTTCCTCAATGGAACGGACGCTTCAAACGCTTTCGCAACGCAACTTGATAAATCGTATGACCTTATCTATGAGTTGTCGTTCACTGTGAAGCCACCAGAGTTGAAATCTGGAGATTTGCCGGGGGTTGCACTCAAATTACTCTACTCCCCTGCATTGGAGATTGCAATGAATGATGCACAGTTATTGCAGCCATTCGTTGACATGCTCACAAAGATGGTTAAGTTTGGTATTGGTTTTGAGGAAAATCAAACTGCAACATATTCAGAATTGCCTATTTTTGCTTATATAAAACCTTATTATCATCAGAACTCACAAGAATGGGTCACAAATATAGCTACCGCTGTCCAAAATGGGTTCTTATCAAAGAAGACTGCATCTGAAAAGTGTCCAGATTTACCTGTAAACGATGAATATGAACGGATTATCGAGGAAATGAAAGAAAAACAGGAAAGAGACCTATTGTTTGAACTCGAAACCCAAGATAATCAAACTGAAAATGCGATAAAAGAACAGGAAGCAACGGCTAAAATAGACAGAGGTAAATCTGGTTCTGATATAAATACAGGACACCAAGGAGGTTCTGGTAGAAAGAGAGGACGACCTAACGAATTTCATACAGATAAATGGGGAAATAGACCTAATGAAAACAACTGGAAGAAATTTTGATACAATAAAAAGGAGTAGGTAAAGCGTCTATCTACTCCTTTTCATCTGTATATCTCCAAAAGAATCCACCAATAGTCCTATGTTGATTTTGACAACAAAGTATAATATTGGGAGCTCTACGCTTATCCCCTAAAACTGCCTCTGCTGCGGAAGCTAAACTTTCATACTTAGCAACCAAATTCATTTTACTATCATAACACAAAACAGAGCGTTTAGACGATTTTGCCTTATCATTAAGAAAACGCCATTTAAAACCATACGCATATTTAGTTTTACCTTTACAACACTTAACGATATTTCCTCCTCCATTCTTATTCCCATGAACATCTAAACTTGCATCAGCTACACTATCATATTTTCGGATTTCATTCATTTGCATATCATAACACACTACAGGAGTCTGATTTGTCTTGGAAACGATATATTCCCTTATAGAAAAAGGGTCGTTGTCATACCGCCAAACGTAGCCTTGGGATTTAACAACTTTATGCAGGCAGCACCGGGTAACCATAGTGTAAGAAAATCCAGCTTTCTCTATTTCTGACTTTCCTACATAAGTGTTAATTAGATTTCCATCAAGGCTATATTGATGTATTTCGTGCCACATTTCACGCATATTATCTTTTAGCTTTTTCACGCGTCTTTGTTGGCATGTCCCATAATTTGAATTATATTTAGCCGTACACCATTCAAGATTATCAACACAATTATTAGAAGAATTCTCGTCTTTGTGATTAACGAACGGGAGACAAAGCGGATTGTCAAGGAAGTTTTCTGCGACCAATCTATGTATTACGACATGGATTAATTTACCATCTATACATGCACGATATGAAATATATCTATTTTTTCTTAATGACGTTTTAGCAATAGTCTCCTCTTTTGTTATCACAGTGTTATTCCCGCACTTCCATAACCTCTTATGAGATTTCAGCCTCCCGTAATTACTTATAGCATACAACCCTTTTAGAGACTTAACGTCTTTCCACTCTTCACCAAATAAATTTTCTATCGACAACCATCTTGGCGAATTAAATTCTGGTAACTCAAACCCTCTTTTCTTACGCATCTTATTTGAACAAAAAGAAACCGCACTACGTGTTGTTCAAGCCAAATGCAAACTCCGAGGCATTTCTGTTACTCGACACGGTGCGGTATGTCTCTATATTAAATTCCCGTTAGTGGTATAACCCCTAAAAGGTTAATCGTTTGCATCTTATATGAACATTACAAATATACGAAAATATTTTGTACTACACAAATTATGTAGTATATTTGTAATATTATAAATACGATATTCGTATGAGCGAAATAATTTTCACACAGACATTTCAACGTAAGGCGGCAGGATACGGGCTTAAAGATGCTCGTTACCTCTGCTATGCCGCCATGAGAGCAGCAGGTATTGGTATCAATGATGCATGGAATCTAACGTTTCAGAACGCAGGTTTGACGTGGGATAAAAACAGATTGAAAGCAGAACAACAGAAACTTGAAAGTCTTGATGGAGTGCAAAAGTTCATAGAGGAGATTAAGAAGGAAAACGAGGGAAAGGGCGATGCTTCTGAAATCTCCACAGACGAACTTGCAAAGGCAACATCAAAGGAAGCTATATTGTCGGATCTACTCAAAGCACGTAAGTTGGTAAAGCCAAACTCAAAGGAGTGGCTCGACATGACTGCAAAGATTGCTGACTATGCACGTATTAAGCAGGACGAAATCAAGGAGGAAGACACAACTATCCACTATTACCTCCCAGTCAATTACCCAAAGACGTGTAAGGATTGCTTGATTTGGCAAAATGGCAAAGCAATGAATCAGAAGAAGTAAAAAAATAGGGAACACTAACAATGTTCCCTATTTTTATGTCTAACAAAAAGTATTTGTTAATCTATACTGTAATGAGATTTAACCATACCAAATATCATTATTAATCCTATAAGGACCTTGACAAACTTCTCGAGTGTACCTAAGCATCCTTCCGAAGGCTTCGCACAATAATTGATGTGACTTTTCAACCGAAGGCTTTTCCTGCTTTTTGGATTTAAATAAATTAACTATTCGTTTCATAATTATAAAGCAAAATATTAATCGTGCTAAACGACTACAGTTCCTTCAATTTGGTGTCGAATCGTTCCGACATTGAGTCCAGAAGTCCTAACAACTCATCAACGCCTTCTGCGTCAAGAAATACGAACTTGTTTTTCAAGTTCTTTGCCTTTGCGGACACGATGACGGTGCAATCCTCATGCTCATTGATGTAGTTGAGCAGATTTTCGATGTTTGACTTCATCTTCAACATACGTAATACTTTCTCTGAATTTTTAATTTCCATAATTTTATTGTTTTTAAAGTTCTTTATTATCAAAAATGAATTTAACCCCACAGACGCAACGATGGTGCGATGGGATAAGCATGCCCTCGCTCATTTTATGAGGTACACTTGCAATAGTGTCACAAATATCACATGGGAAAGACGAGTTGCGATACGTCCGATACCCCACGGCTCCTACCGATTTTCCATACTCAATCTCAATGTGCCCCCACGATAGGTTTATAGTATTCTGCACATTTCTTATAATATTCTCATATGATGCTGCGTAAATACCTTTTCCTCGGTGTGGAATTTCTACTGCCTTATTTTCAGCTTTTGCTGCTTTCGACATTAACGAGCGAGTGTACGGGTCTTTATATGAACTGCGCACTGCGTTGATGATTCTCTTTTCGTCATAACGCAAAGTGACACCTGCTTTAACCAACTTTACTATATCCTCTGCGAAATCGCTTAGATACTCGCTATTGCGTTGCATGTATGTCTTACCAAACACTTCCTGCTTTAGGTAGTTGCTTACAAGTTCTTCGGTGTCAATCCTCAACACTCTGCCACCTGCTTGCGAATAGGCTTCTACATACTTCTCGATAGTTTTCTCTGCGTTGGCAGCAATCTCACGTGCTTCCTTTTCGTATTGAGCAACATTAGACATTGTTTTACTTTGATAGTAAGGTCTGTATTTCCTCGCTGCCTTAACAATATTTTCAGCCATCTTCCAAAGGATATTTGTCACATGGTCGGCAGCGTTAATCTGCGCCTGCGCCCGTTTGCTTGCGAATAATATGCTTCGTTCTTTTTCACTTAGTGCCATATCTTCTATCCCCTCTCCTTGCAGCCTTCCTTGCTTCCATTGCAGCCTTTGCGGCTTTTCTTTCAGCACACAACTTCATCTGCTCTGCGTTAATGCGTCTGTTTTCTTCTTTTTGTTTCTTGCGCATCAACAATTCCTGCTCTTTCATCATTGACTTGACGATTGTATTTTGGATCTTCTCCAACACGAACTTTGGAGAATCTTCATCACGGATAAACACCGGATAGCTTCTACCCTTGTGCGTTTTGTAAAAGCGTTCCCTATCTTCTCCATCAATTTTGATAGCAACCCTCGTGTCGGGCAAGAAAATATCACTGTGACCGTCCCATACGTTCTTACGTTGTCTATACTTGATGTTGTTTTCCTCCAAAAACGCAATCACTTTCTTCAATTTTGTTTCATTCTTCATTTTTTTCTGCAACTTTTAGATATTTGTTAATTTCTTTTCTGTTCTCTTTGAAAAACACCTTGAATATTGCTTCGACATCTTCTGCCTTCGATATTTCACTCCTTATCCACGATGCCTTCCAGAACGTCCAATGTTTTTTGTCAAGTTTAAGTGTAATATGGATGAAGCGCATTGATGTTGCCACCTCCATAAGGCTTATAGGATAGCCGCAGACTTCACCATCGTATTTTGCGTATGTCCTTACTCCCTGTTCCTCGTCTATCAATCGGAATCCAAGTTTCGTTAAAAGCCAATTCTCAAAGTATATACGTCTCATATAGCTTATTTACTCGTGAGTACTTTTGGTGCCCATTTTTCACTCCACTTCTTGCGAAGATACTTTACCACTCCCTCATAAGAAGATAGAAAACCATCGTTGATAAGCATTGCAACTGTCTTTTCTGCGCTGAATAACTCTTTCATTTTATCTTCAATACCTTCTTTGTTTCTAATCATTGCCTCATGATTATTAAATACTACCCAATTAATAGCTTTGGCTATATTTGAAATGGCAACACGAAGAAAACCCTTACCAACTATTTTAGATAGAGCGGCGCATAATTCTTTATAAGCATCGCCAGCTTCGTTTCGATACTCAATCATATTATCATAAACAAAGCGTATAACTTGTACCTCAAATCGAGGGTTTATCCACATAGCAAACTTTAAGAATAAAATAGGATTCATCCATACTTTATCTTGTGTTTTTCCATATTTCGTCAACTTACCAGATACCTTTGTAAGTAACTGATTTTCAGCAATGTCGATTTTTCGTCTATGGCTTTCGTCCTCCGCAAGGGCATTTATGAATTCCTTTACCTTTGGGCTTTCAAGGAACTCTGACATTCTTCTACGTGGATTACCTTCAACGCCATTCCATTGGTGAAGCAAATTAGCACCATCAAAGAAACCGTCTTTCGTCCTTTGTTCAACTGTAAACTGTCCCATTGGACGTGTCATTACTTGATTTGTTTTCATTTGCACCTCCTATTTTTTAGTCTTCATTTTTTATAATCTATATATTACCATGCTATACTACGTCCATCTGTAGCCAACCTCGTATGTGTTTGCTTGTACTTGGAAACCATAGTTCGTTGTCGTGAATGTATATCCTTGAATATCCATACCACAGACACCTTTAAGGAAAGTTCCTACGAAATGAGTAAATTTCTTAAAGTACTTTCTCGTGACTCCATGTTTAACTACACTGAACACTGTTGTAACAGACAGACCGAGTTTCTTTGCTATTGTTGCATACGATAATCCACGTTCAACGTATTTGTCTCCAAAACCATACTTCCGACATGCTTTTCTCGCAGCTTTAATTTTCTTTGGATTAAAGCCGTTGTGAGCGTTGTGAATAGTATGCTTACAGAAATCCTTACGTTGTTGCATGAAAACGACCTGCAACGCCTGCAATGACCTCTCAACGGTCTTTACGTTTTTGAAATCCATTCGACCGATATTCATGTTTCGCTTTGAGTGCTTGCTGACGGTTGAACGAATGATGAGATTATCCTTTTCAATAAGAATAAGTCCATATTCATTCAATGTCTGTAATCTCTTTCTGATTGTCGTGGCATGAATACCTGTGATAGAGTGAATAAGATTAATTGAGTAATGATGAACGATTGAGGACTTTGTACGATGTTTAATTAGATACGCCATTGCGAGTGCTTTCAGCAATTCCTTGTTGCCGAAACATTCAATTATCAATGACCTTCTAATGTATTTCATCTGTCCTCAAAAAAGTTGAGGTCATTAAACGAACCCGTGCTTCCGTTTAACAACCTCGTCTTATATTAAATTAGATATGAAGTATCTTATAAGCCTTGTCCTTTGCGCGCGGGAGATAGAACTTTTGTTCCACAAAGATACTACATATTTTATGTAGCACCAAATGTTTGCTACATATTTTTTGAAGCATCATCGTTTTTAACACAAATTAAGATGAGAATAGGAGTGAAAGCCTTATATTTGCAATCAAATTTGATTTTGTACGTAGACGAAATCTCCGTTACACACGGTGTTATCTTAATTCGTACATAATTCTTAAAATTTTATTGGTAAATAAGGAGAGTCATTCGAGAGAACGGCTCTCCGTTTTGTTTTGTTAGATTACTTTTTGTTGGTCAATCCGTCAATCATATTAAGGATCTTCTCCAATTCATAAGCAATCGCACTGTCGTGAAATGTTGGTGTGATTGCAGGAACCTCACCCGTTTCCAACGCTTGTTCGATTACGAAAAGTGCATCTTGCAGTTTCACATAGTCCTGCAACTCATCAATCACTCTATTCATTGCTTCCATTTCCCACCTCCTTTGATATGTTTATTAATGTTGCCTTGTGCTCCTCGTTTTTGAGGACCTCATCGGCAGCTTCTTCACTCTCCTTGGTTTCCTCCTCTGTCATTTCACCCTTGTTTGCTTTGCGGTCGAAATACTTGTGCATGAGTTTCTGTTTCTCTATCATGTACTCCATATCGCCAACAACTGACGTATCGGCAAACATGCACGTGAGTATCATTGTAAGGTTATCAAGTGCGGTCCCGTAGAACTCTCCATTTTCGTTTACAGGCATTTCATCAATCGCCTTAAAGAATGACATACCAAACACCCATTCAACGCTCCATGATCCACTAATGGTTGATGCCTTGATAAATTGCATGCCGTTTCGTTCCAAATGCTTCTGAATATCACGTGGGATATTCATTGCATCACGTAGTTGAAGCATCTGCTTCTTTGTCAGTGTACGTGTAAACTTCTTGATGATAAAATTACCTGCATGGTAGATTTTACCCAATTCTAATCCTTTCTGTTCCATTGCTTAAACATTATCAATGATTTTGTTTGTTTCACCTCTTTTGGCAAGTTCTTGATGCTTCTGTAAGTACCAAATAGCCTTGTCAATATCTTCTGTCTCTTTGCCCTTTAACTCGGCTCTCACCAAGTATTTGAACGCATTGAGTTTACAGAAGGCTTTTGTTTCGTCAATACCAAACACATCTTCCATAATATCAATGCACTCTAACTTGCCGTGATTGTAATGTGAGGGGTGATTTACATTCTCTACTGCCATAATCAACCCTCCAAGTTTGCGCTAATCTCTCCCTTTTTGTCTGCGACATAGAGAGCGTGAGCGATTAACAGAGCATCCGCATTCCAGAGTGTCACCCTTTGCTCTGGGAACAACTGCTCGGCAACGAATTTCAGACGATTCTTGTATGCAGTCTTTGTTTCGTCCTTTTTCTTTGACTTTATACCAAGACCACGCATCCACGTGTTTGGCAAAACCTCAATGGTCTTCACCTTTGCTGCCAACAATGCCATTTGAAGCCAGCCAAAGCCTTGACCGAATTTGAACATACTTGCTGCGCCATCACCGGGACGTGCGTGAACCCTCTCCAGATAACAGATTGTTTCCCGTCCACCATATTTGCACAAAAAATCAAGTAACTCTTTCATTGTTGGAGGCATCTTTACGTTTTCTAAGACCCCACCATCTTTGTTAAGAATGATTATTCCACCATTCTTTCCACAATCAATTCCTACGAAATACTCCATCTATAACCTCCTGTTGTTTTCATTTTACCACGAATACATAACTGGATAGTTCCAGCGTGTAGACCAAGTCTCCTTGCCGCTTCCGAAACAGTATCCCATGATTTTATAAGTTTCCCTTGTAACGAATACTGACGCACCTTTGATTGGTCTGTTACTGAAATACCAGATTTTCTGAAAATAGTTCGAGAAGTTTTTATTCTTGCTTCTTTTGATATAATCCTACCCTTCAGTGAGTTTGAAATCCTTGTTCGTGTTATCGGATTCAACTCATTCTCTTGTCGTGTCACCCATCGTAAATTTTCAGCAACATTATTAAGAGGGTTCCCGTCTATATGGTCTACCTCTGGCTTGTTTTTAGGGTTTGGCACAAAGTGTTCAGCAACCAACCGATGAACGCTTCTATGTTTCCCACAAATTGACACAGAATAGTATCCCTTTCGTAATTCTTGTGAATGTAGCTTAACTATACGCGCACGAGAAAGCACACGTCCTAAATTAGAAATAAGATATTTTCCATTCGTGTTATTGACTTCTGTCCAAACTTCATTTTCTATACGCTTTACAAGATCTATGTCCCATTGCAAGTTATCAATACAACAATTCTTTGCATCTCCATTTATCGTCACGGCTTTAACACACCATTTCTTTTGTTGTAAGAATAAAGTTGCAACGGCATCTGCAACGTCTATTCTGTTACAGATAGATTTAACATTGGCATTGTCCACAACCAATCTCCCGCATCTAATATAAGGCTTGATTATTTTACCATGACGCTTAAATCCTCGAGTTGTTCTTACTTTTCCAGTATTGCTAACTTGAAATACGCCATTGCTATTCGGTAAATCTTTCCAAACTTCCTCCATAACACTTTACTTTTTACGTGGTCTGCCCGCTTTCTTCTTCGACTTTCCACTCTGTTTGACAATCTCCTTTGCGCCTGTATGACCAAAGCCACCATCACCACGCTCCGTTTCATCAAGGCTATCAACCTCTTTGAACTCTGTTTCAGGTACTTCGACAATCTGCATTTGTGCAATGCGTGTTCCCTTTGCGATAAACGTGTGTACCAACAACTCCTCATGAACATCAATAATCACACCGACAATACCCGTGTAATCACTGTCTACCGTGCCGAGTAACACATCTGCATCAAGACGCTTTTTATATAACTCGCATAGCTGCTCGTACATTACCTCAATACCATTTGACGCAAAGCCACTCCTTGACTTCACAATGGCTGCCATATTTTTGGGCAACTGTAAACGGAAGCCAAGCGGCACTATCTGCCTACCACGTCTCAATATAAAATCCTCTGGGACGTAAAGGTCATAGCATGCAGCACCTTTTGTTACTTTCTTCGGCAAAACACCGCCTTCAAGCACAATCTTTACTTCTTGCATCCCAATACCCTTTCCTCAAAGTCTTTACCTGCAACGAACTTCAATACCTTTTTTGCAGGCACGTCAATCGTTGTCTTGTTTGTGAAATCGTACGCTTTCTTCGGTTTGCGTTCAATGACCTTTAGCTTAAAGCTATCACGGAGATTGATTTCCTTGCCACATGAAAGGACATCCGCCATCACGTCAACGAAATCGTCAATGAACTGCTTTGAACGTGTTATTGTCTCGCCACTCTTCTCTGACAGATATACTGCCAACTCTTCTTTTGTTACTGCCATAATTGTTTTGTTTTTATAATGTCGTTGTAAAGTTACTCGAATACAATTCTCCAATCTTTTGCGAATAAATCCTCCGTAGACGGACTCCAACTTGTCGCTTCACCTGTTTCTCTATTATAAAGAAGGCATTGATCCTTATAATCTATGCAATTCTTCCCATTTCCAATCAAATCCCTTGCTTGATTAGAGAGTGATTGCATCTTAGGAATAATGTCACCTTCAATGTGAGCAGGAATTTGCTTAATTACAACCAAATTCTTATTATCCCAATGGCTTCTTCTCACCGCATAGCCTAAATTCATAGCATGAATGGCTATACTGATAGGTTTGTACGTAAAGAAATCACTACAATTAATTTGTTGTGCGAGAGCCATTCTGTTACTAAGTGTACCCATGTAATACCACAAAAGTTCTCTCTGGAACGAAAGTAAGAAAGCGGCATAGTCATCTTTTACTATTTCTCTGAACTTATCAGAGTTGATAAAAGCGTCACACGCATGATACTTACTCATCACATCTTTTTGCTCAATATGCAATCTGTCAAGAAATGTGTCAGCAACCTTGTAAGACTTTTCAAACACGTCCTTTGGCGACCAACTCTCGTAACCGTCTTCATAGACAACCTTATAGCCATCTTCACGGTTCATAGAACGTGGCACCGGTCCATCTTTGGGATAAACCTTGCCATCTATCCGCCACGCAGGGGTGGCACTCACTTCTTTTGTTCCAATGTACTTTTTCATATTCTTTGTTTATCTTGTTGTTTAATTTGTTTTATTACTTACACTTTGGCTTTGCTGCTTCTACTTTATAACATCTGCTTCCACTTTATAAGGGTTGCTTCCACCGCCTCCTTTAACTTTACTTATAGGTAATGAAAAAGCTTTGTATTCTCGGTTCGCTTTGATAACCTCAAATTCAAGGTTCGTTATACGTCTTTGCAAGTCAAGAATCTCCTTTTGCATTTCCTGAATAACGCCATAATCGTTGCTATCATTAGTGCATGGCACTAAATCTATCTCAATGAAAGGTCTTTCGTTTCCGTTATCATCACAGACGACGTAAGAAATCTCCTTTCCGTCAAAGAATCGATAGGTGATTTTACAAGGGTATTTTGGCAAGTCCTTATTTGCCTTCAATATTCCCTCTTCAATCTTTACGTATTGACCTACTTCAAACTTAAATTTTCGTCCCATACTCTTTCGGTTTTTTATTTATAAATCTCTTTCTGTAAAACTTTCCAACAACACCTCGCCACCCAGCCAATCATATATGCGGCATGCTCATCGTGCGTTAGACTATATTCAATTCCCAGTTCATCGAAAATGGCGTTTGCGGCATGCAGACTTTCGTGGGCGATATTCTCAACAATCCTGCTTCCACAGAGTTTAGCGCAGTCATAAAATACTATCAGCACCCCGTATTTCCCAGTCTTCTTGCGCATCATCTGTGGATAGGTAGTAGCGTATGCGTCTTCTGATTTCTTAAATTCATAGCCTCCGTAAGTTGCAAATTTGTCTTTAACATCTTCCCAACTTGTTGCTATCCACAATTTGCGAGGGTATATGTCGTTCTTGAACTCTTGAAGCATATTTATTGTTTAATAAAACATTACCTTTGTAACCATCATTAGGCGATTGGGGCACGCCTATATAGGTTAGGTTTCATTAAATCCAAACGTTTTTTATACCAAGCTGCTTTTCGTTTAACTCTTGGTGCATTCGCCTCATATATCTGTGTGTTATATTCTTCCAACTCACTACCGACAAAGAATCTGTTGCACTTAAATTGGTAAAAACGTTTCCAACGTTCAACTTGTTCTGCCAAATCTTTATATCTTGAAAGGAAATAGCCATTCTTCGCAATTTTCCCCCTAAGCCTTTTTATTTTCCTTGCTTTCATACAATGTTATTGTTTTATGATTCTAAACACCCTTCCATGACACTTCTCCAACCCCTTCATATACTCAAAGGCTACTTGTGGGTGGCTTGATGCAAAGACATCACGGAAATTGAACAAATCTTGCCGTTGAACTATGTACATAGCTTGCCTTTTATCGTCTGTTATACTCATAAAAACACGACGACCACTAATACGAACATTCGGTTTAACATGAGGATGTTCTAATTCTAATCGTCTTATAATCTTACGGGCCAGCATCTCGTCTGCCGAGCGAGTTCCATAATGGTCACATATTTGAACCTCTTCTCCGACATTCTGAAATAATTTTTGTATTAAGTCATCGCAACGGCGAGTTGTTCTGCCAGTACATCTATACTTATCTTGCCATAATCCGTGGGCTTCCGCATATTCTCTTATTGAATCCATTTTATTTCCCTTTCTTTGGTTCTGTCATAATTTCCACCTGTCTCTCCAGTTCTTTGATGCGCTCCTGCATTTTACGGACATCTTCGTAGCAAGCAGAAAACAATGCGGCAAGGTCTCTGTCATTGCAACCTATCAAAAGCGCGGGCTTATAGTCCGTATTTCCTTTTTTCATCATTGCAATCAGATTGCAGACTGCCTGCTTTATCCATGTATGGTCGTGCTGCAAATTACAGAGAATAGATTCAGAAGGCTCTTTGTACTCCTTAAGAGCGGAACATAGCTTGTTGTAGCTATCCTCCGTCAAATCAAAACGGGTGGACCCGATATAAACACGATACATCCCGTGATTGCACAAAACCGCAGACACCTGCGAAATATCCAACATCATTGGACTTGTCTCAGTCGTCCCCATTGACGTTGTAAGAATTTTAAGTTCAATAATCTTTCCCATAATCATTATCCTTTCTTTGCTTTATGTCTATTAAGTTCGTTATAACGTTTCTCACTCACAAGAAACACGCCCCTGCCGTTAAAACGTAGCGCATAGTATTTTGCTTTGCCGATATGATAGCGAATGTTAATTGCATCATCGTAGAATCGGATATAATCAACAATGCTGCAAATCGTCATTGAATAGTCATACATTCTGCATTCGGCACGACCTCCCCACTGCTCAAAGAAATTGTACATGTCAATCTCATCTGGAAGCTGAACGTTATCTTCCGCTTGATACGTCTTCCACACAAGCTCATACATAAACTGCGTAAAACCACGCATCATTTCTAAATAGTCTGCCTCTGAATAGTCTGCCATATTTTATCCGTTTTGAAGTTTCTTTATCTCTGTATAACAACTTGACAACATGCCGTCAAGAGTTTCATCATTTACCTTCCCAAGTGAAGATGGCGTAATGGTTGAATCAAGGAGGGCAACATAGATATTTTCAATCGCCTGCTTTGCAACAGTCAAATCATTCTGCAATTGGCACATTTTCTCTGCCGTAGCATCAGAATATGGCTTTTTAAGTTCATTAAGCAAGCCGTCAAAACTCTCCTTGATGATCTTGAAACGCTTTCCACCCGTCATAACAACCTCGTATGACTTTTCGGACAGAATCTCAACATTGTCAAGATTAATCATCTGCTTGCCGTATGTACGGTCCTGAACCTCAAAAAACCTATTCATCATCTTCGTTATCCCATTCAGGGTTATAATAATCACACGTGAACTCAATATGAAGTCCCTCGTGCATTTTACCATCATCTGTCATAAACTCACCATCACAACACGTTGCACCAATGCTCACGTTGTCATACCCCGTTTTGTTAACAAAGTCCTTGACGGCTTCACCAATGCGCCTAAGCATCGACATCTTCTCAATCTTTAAGTCTGTTTCACTTATCATATGAAAAACCATTATTTAATTGAACCATTTGACGATTGTATCGCCATGAAAACCTTTCTCCCAGATAAACCACGCATAAGACGCTGCACTGCTTGTCGTTTTATCGAAATCGCCATTCATTGCGCATTTCAAACGTGAACTACTAACCCATATACGCTTCGGTGGCATAACATCAAACATCTTTCGTCTGCGCTTGCCCTCCAAGAATTGAACCTTTAAGAACATTGCAACCTTATGCCCCTCTGGTATTATCTGCAACGCTTTCTCAACGAACTCTTGTGCATATTTATAAGGAGGATTTGTGATAATGTCGCCATTCCACTCCGTATTGTCATCGGAAAGGAAATCAGCAACATCGCCATACCCACGGTCAATCAAATCACGGCTGACAACATTATATCCGTGCGATTTCAAGACATCCGATATATGTCCCTCGCCACATGACGGCTCCAAGATATTCTTATCAAACGTCTCCAAGTCCATCAGTAACTCAACTGCTTTTGGCTCGGTGGCGTAGTACTCATTGGGTTCTCTTTCATGTTCACAATGATTGCTCGCACCAAGCATGCTGAAAAGACCCTCTTTGTTTCCTGTCCAATCCTTTCCCATCGTTTAATCATTATCCTTAATGAATGATTCATTGTCATCGTCCGCTTCACCCTCGATTTCCTGAATATCCGTAACAAATACAGGCTGCTTCAAGCGGTCAAGCGTGATTCCATACACCTCATAATAAACACCGCTTCCCGTGCGCTTCTTAAAGAAGTTAAGCTTATCACGCATATCACGACCAAAACGATTTGATGTCGGAATAAGCGTTTCATCAACATCATTATCCTTACAGAAACGAACAAACGCTGCATAAAGGTCATTTCCCAATATGTGAACAGGAACCTCATTCGGTGCTTCCTTATCGCAACGGATATTATACGTTTTGACCCACGCAATGATAGGGGAACGTGTAATGAGGGTTTTGAGCATTGCCATTCGGCTTCCCTCGGCATCGGGGAAACGGAACTTTCTACGGAATAACTCCTTCGTTCCACGCATCACCCAATTGAATATTCCCGGCAATTCATTTTGAATGATTTTCGCCGACAAATTCGGATCGCGTTTCGATAGCGGCACCGTTATGTCAAACGGGATAATCTGCAACCGCCTTACCATTCCATTTGAATCATCATCAATATTCGGAAGTGCATTCATATTGAATATCAGATACGGCACCTCATCGCACATTTCAATGTTTCGACCAATTCCACGAACGGGAACAGGCTCACCGGAGACAATCTGCTTGAATAGGTTCTGCTCGCTTTTGCTTCCACCAAACTTCCTCGGATTACTGTCGCTCGACCAATTGAACGTCATTCCACGAATCGGCAAACGACCACGAAGTCCCTCATCGCCCCCTGCGGTCAATGTTGAATAGTCAAGTTTACTTATCTTCGCATCACCAAATAACGCACGCATGACATCAAAGATAACACTCTTGCCATTCGCACCACCACCAATCAACAATAGACACAATTCAACCTTCCCGGCATTATGACGCCAGCTTTCGGAAAACGCCACATCGCGCTGCGTTAGTCCCAATCCCAAGAACATCTGCAATATCGTCCTTGACGTCTTATCGGGCAACACCTCACGCAGAAAGAACTGCCAACGGTCGCATTTCGCATTCTCGTCATAACGATACGGACGATAATATGTAATCGGCAATTCAGGGGAAAACGAAACAAACGAGGGATTCTTCGGATTGCTTAAATCCAATACGCCATTTTCAAAACCAATCAGATCCAAACGGGGAACAAACGAATTGCGAAACGCAACCGTACGCATGAAACCCTCACGGCGGATAATCGGTTTGTGCATCATCGGTGCTAAACATAAATCACGCAACAACGTTTCATACGCCATTTCAACAACCTCTGTTGATACAATGTCGTATATCTTGCCATTATAGAAATAGTAGTTCCCATTATAATAACGTAAACCACAATCACGTGCAAACATCTCCATCGATTGGTCAAAACGTGATTTGTTGTCATTATACGATGGACTGTTCGTATAACCCCAATTAACACGCAATGAACCAAACGCATATTTCGGATTCCTCGATTGCTCCAATAATGAAGCATAAATGATGTCTAATTTATCTCCGTCTGTCATAAAATATAGCCTTTTATACACTCATTGTGTACGTTTTCGAGTTTTTGTGTATATTTGTGTAGGATTTTTTAAGCCTATATACACTGCCATTACTCGTTGATTTTGAGGGTTTAAGGACACGTTTTTTAGCGAAAAACCGCCATTTGACCCCCCCTTAAATCAAAACAACTAAAGTTACATAATACAAAGATAAGAATAAATATACATATACTACACTATATATGTAGTAATAAGGGGATAATTAATATTGTTTAACAAATAACAATGATGGATAAATATACATTCCCTAAAATTGACCGTTTTTCGCTATTTTATGGTTTTAACAATAAGAAACACTTGAAACAAAAATTAAGAAAGAAAAAATTTTGGGAAAGAAAAAATTTTAAGTGGGGTTACTACGCCTTGTTTACAAGCGTCTAAAAGGGGTGGGTGGGTGTTTGTTACTACATATAACAAACAAAATTGGTACGCTTTTTGCTTATCCTCGACCTCCCCGAAGTGTTAAAAATTTTAACTTTTGTCACTCCTCCCTCTCCTTCTCTCTCCTTGTCTTTCTGTTTCCGTTTCGCTTCTGTTTGTATATTCATACACCACCTCCGTATATTCATACCACCTACAAAGATAGCGATAATTGTTAAATTATTAACGTTTCTTTGCAATAAATTTGCGTTTATCTGCAAATTATGGTTAATTTATGCGTTATATTGCATATTCTTTCACTGAAAGTTTTTTATAACTCATTGATTATCAATGCTTTATCACTATGTTAAAGTATTTATTTTGTTTGTTATATTGCAAATTACTTCGTATCTTTGTAGTATAAAAAATAAGGAAAGGTTAAGTACTTGGACGAGGAAAGAAGCCCCCTTATTCTCTTTGACTTATTGCAACAACAAAAAGGGTTTTGTGAAATCTGATATAACATGCTGCATGCTTCCTGTGTGTAACGTGTTGACAGTTTATAATACATTTAATTTTATATTAAAGCTTTTGCCACTTTGCTCTCCGTGTGGAAAAGGGGCACTTATTATGACAAATTCAGTAAACGAAACAAAACAAGTTAAGGCTATCCAGTTAGTAAGTAATGAAGAAGTAAAGGCTATTATTAGCGAAATCTTTAAAGACATTAAAAGCTTTGGCGGTCTTAATCAGATAATGAAAGATACGGACAACTTCGCATACTCTTTCACTGATGTTAAAACAGTTGAAAACGACACCTTTATTATAAAGGTAGGCAAAAAATCTTTTTACCGTTCCCCAAATGGAAAGGTTAACAAAGCGAACGTTTTAAACGTTATTAAGTCCGTTATCAAAATAGAGGACGCCAAGCGTATTTTGGCAAAAAAGATGGCAAAGCGTCTGACATTTGACCAATTCTGCGAGTCAAGCGACACAAAGCAACGGTTAAACGACATGGAGACAAGTTTACAACTTATCGCTAATATGTCAATGACTGACAAGCAGAAGAAAGACACCCTACACCGTTTATACGATGAGTATTTAAATGATTTAGGGTTATAAATGAAAGGAAGGAAAAGGAATCAGACAAACGAACCCTTTTAAATGTTGTTGCAAATGATTTTACCCACCCAATCAAATTTGGGTGGGTAATTTTGCGCTTTATATTTTTAGAATTGCAATTTGTTGCAGTCCGTGCGAATTGGGCAAAGCGCGCATTTTTAACGCACATCTGAAAAGATGTGGACACGTCCGTAAATCCGTGGAAACGGTGGACGGTGTGAAATTCTTTGAAATTGTTATTTTTGTTATCCATATTTGATTTTGTGATTTTATGGAATGTATTTTTTATTTAATCAAATATGGGATCAGATAACAAAAATAACGTATGATACAAATCATATTCTTAAATTACGCTTCGTGTCGTGTGCGTTGGGGTGGTTTCCAAAAACACGGATAGGGAAAGCGCAATAAATAAACCTATCATCAACAAAAATAAAATTGCCGTTGTTGTTATGCGGACACACTGAAAAGACCGCCGTAATTATGCGTTAAATAATATGGTATTTGCTTTTCGTGAAGCGAAATCGAAACAATAAAATAACAGAAGTGAAAGCAAAAACCATGGCTAATCGGATGGCATGAATTTATTTTTGTGCCATCTACATTTATAACCAATAAAATATTAAGATTATGAAGCGAATTAAATTACATTTGATTGCGTGTGTATTGTTTATGCCTGTTATGCTGCTTTTCTGTGGTTCATTGTTATGCGTTCTGTTATGTGTGGTATATTGCTACATGCTTCAGAAGCTTTGCAGAACTGAAAGCGGAAGTAAATTTATTCGTAATTATTACCACGAAATATTAAGGCTTGAAAATATGCTTTGATGCCAAATGCTGCCTGATGTCGTAATGATGTCAGACGGTGCGAATAAAACCAATAAAATTTTTGAATTATGAGTAAGACGATAAAATTTCCTTGTCTCCGTGTGTTGGATGAAAGGATAGCAGAATTACAAGCGATTTATTTTCACGTTGAAATTATTTCCGTGCGTGATAATGTTTGCGTTGTTCACATTGCCTAAAATTCGTTGCAGTACGATAAATGCGTACTGCAATGGCATTATAAACCAAATTAAGAATGACATATGAAACGAATTGATGCAGCAAAACAGATTCACGCCCTTTATAATAGTATGGAGGCACGAAAGGTGAAGCTTTGTACGATTTACAGAGGATTGGTAAAATTACCTAATGGTAATTATCATTATTGCGGTGTAGGCTATGATTATACTGCATGAAGCCAAAATTAACCGCTTCGAGTACGATAATTCGAGGCGGTTCTATTATTAATCAATTAAAGTTTTAAGATTATGGCAAAGTTAAGATTGAAAGATTTCGTTGAGTTCACAAATACAGACGGAAAGTTAATCAAAGCAGTAAGGCGTCAAACGGGTAGAGATTGGGAAGATTTCCAAGATCTGCTAAGAAACGTTGCAGCCTGTTCCTGTGGAGCGGCTGGCGGTTTCTGCGGTTTTATTTACTATTCTGAAACTGTTGAGTTCTGGAGACGAAATCGCAAGATTATCACCGAGCGTTTGAATGATTTAGCGTTTTCACTTGACGAAAATACGCTTCAAATGGTGATGAATTTTGGAGGTATTAAAGATGGTGATTTTTCAGAAGATGAAGTCGGGCGGGCGTTGTATGGTCGGTACAATTCAGATTTGAACTGGATATACAATACTTTTGCGTGGTTTGCTCTGGAGGAGGTCGCAAATTGGTATTCTGATTTTGAGTACGAAAACAGTTGAGCCGAAATTCTCTCACGTGGTTTATTTCATGTGGGAGTACGATAATAACCAATTAATATTAGGAATTATGGATAAAATCACATTGAAAGAGTTACGCAGCCTTGTACGTGATGGTTCTGCGGAAAACGTGACAGAAAGCAAGCAAATAACAGAGAGTGTAAAACAGATCCGTTATTCAAGCGGAGTTTACGGCATAAATGGTGCTTTGCTTCGTGGTATGGAAACGGGCAATTTATACGCTATCATTGGGCGTATTCCTGCTCTGTTTTATTATTGCTAACTCAAGCTATGCACGATTTGTTTCGTGCATAGCTACATTATCAACTAATTTAATTAAGATTATGAGTAAAATTATTATGTCAAATGCGTGTATTTTTGCGTACGAAATTTGTGAAGATGCCGAGATCTCAATTTGTATAGAGAAATGGAAATCTCGGCTAAAAAATAATTTAGAAGATTATTCTGAAAACAAAAGTCTATATCCTAAAGATAAGGATTATTGGAGTAATCGGATAAAAAACATTTCCCAGACGCTGGAACAAGGTTTTAGCGTCTTATCTCGTGAAGAATACAATACAAAGATACGAGAGTATTTTTTATCCAAGCCAGTACTTGAAATTTCAAGTGACGAATTTTATCGGTCGCTAAATATTTTACCACCGATTAATTGGGTTTGCTGTGATGAGTTTGAAATGTTCCATATATCCGAAGGAGAGTGGGGCTCTTTTCATGCGCAATATTATCGTAACAAAAAGACAAACAAGTGTTTTACTTGTGTTTCAGACGTGTACGATAAAAGCACGTGGATAGACAAGCGAATTTAAGCCAATTTGGAGCCGTGTGATTGATTTCACATGGCTCTTCTTTTAACCAATAAATAAAGAGATCATGAGTACGAAAATTGAAAAATCAGATTTTACATTTTTGTTTGCGGGTTACGGACATTATAAGGTAACATACCAAAGTCCAAAGACGGGCAAAAAGTGGACGAAAACAATTGACGACATGCCATTAATTGACGTTACGAAAAATGAGGAATATCCAAAGCGCAAAGATTTGGAGATTTTGAGAAGACGTGTAAAGGCTTAAATGCTTTGCAGATTAACCGCTTGCCCACACGGGGTGAAATATTCTCCGTGTGGGTTCGATAAACCAAATATTAACAGAATATGGAAAATAAAACGCTTATGGATAGTCTGGACAATTTACGCAAGCTATCCGAGACGATAGGAAAGGAACTTCACGAACAAGTGAAGCGACAGGAAACATGCCACATTACATTTGATGTTTTTGACATGGTTGTGAATAATCAGAAATAAGCCACGATGTAGGGTCGGTGTTTGCGCACTCTCCCTACTCTATTAACCAAGTAAAATAAAAAGATATGAAAGAATTGATTCCTGCAAATCTTGATGACAAAAATGTTATCACAGATTTTGTTTATGACATCTTTGAAGGTCAGTGCGTTGACAATGTACATAAACATACAGTGTCCGTTTTAGGCTTCTGCCTTGACGTTGCAACAAAGATAACGTACAACACGAAAGCTAATTGGCTTGAAATAAGTGTGATTGACAAGGGTGTTTCAGATGAGATTTTTCAAAGGATAGAAGCTTATATATCTCCCTTCACTGATAGCACTGATGAAAATATATCATCGTGCAGAGTTTCAGATCCTACAGAACGGAGGATAATGTATAACTTCTTCTTCTCTAAATGAAGCCAAATTGTGCATGGTGTATTTGTTTACACCGTGTGCGCAGTCATAATAGGTTTAATGGTGGTTCGTTGTGAAATGCGCTGCCATTTTTTTACCACGATTATTAACCAATTAATATTTTAAGATATGTCACATTCAAGAATTATTCAAGTAAGCAAGGAAAGAGTTGAGGAAAACGAGCGTTTAAACTCATCAAGCTTAGAAATCGAAGAAAGTCTTCACGAGATAGACGGAGTAGACTACGTTATGGAGCCTGATTCTTCACGAGAGGTAGAACTTGATTGGCTAAAAGAGCAACTTGATAAAGTCGGTTTCACTCTGGACGGTGAGAAAATCACTGTCGGTAAAGATGAAACGTTTCTTTCTGACTGGAGAGAAAAAGCCATTGAGGTCGCAGAAGAGTTTAGCCTCTGGAAAATGAAGGAAGTAGCAAGCGGAGTGTATTTCTGTGCTTTCTACATCTATGATGCGGAGTTTGGATACCTAATGCCACTATGGGAGTGGGCAAAACAGGTATTAGGAAACGACCAGACGTACTACGTGGGAGGAATCATTGATTACCACTACTAAGCCAAATTGTGCTGCCATTTTTGATTAAATGGTGGCATTCATTATTAATCAAAAACTATTTTAAGAATTATGGTAAAAAAATTAGTACAAGCATCCACACTGTTAAGAGAGAAAGGCTACATCGAAGAGAAGTTTGACCAAGAAGGATTTACAGAGTGCGTTTACAATTGGTTTAAAACACATGATCTGAAGGACAAGCTTCTCATACGTCCCAAACGTTTCATCGAAATGGACAATCCTCCAAAAGGTGGATGGAAGGACATGACAGTAGTAGAGGACTGGATAAATCAGTTTTCATGGGAGGAACAACTTACACTTGTTCAGAAAGGGCAAGCCGTTCCCTTTGTCTTCATTGACAAGCCGTTTATTAAGAACGCAGTATATATGCTGCAAATAATGAATGGTTTTATTGTCGAGAAAGGAAAGAAGGGAGTTTACGAGGTGAGCCTCATCTAACGCCAAACAACCATATTGTTGATGTTAACAATATGGTGCGAAATTATAAACCAATCAAAATAAAGAAAATGAGAAATGTAAACGAAAAGACAATTGTCAAGGCTATTGTTGATATAAAATGCTCTGGGTATTTCAAAACACCCGGACTTTCAAGGAAAGAGCGATCCTATATCCTTGACGAGTTGGAAAGACATGGATGGATTGACGAGCATTGTAACCCAACCGCAGGATCACAAGATGTGGTTAGGAACAATCTACATTTGTCAAGCCATTGATAGCCAAACAAGCCAATCATATTTAATAGTGTGGTTGGTTACATTTAATTAAAACTTTGAGAATTATGAAACAACTAACATTAGAGCAACAACAAAGATTTAGCAGTGCAATAAAGCACGGCTTTATCACGAAAGATGTTCCAACCGACACACATACATTTGTATGGACGTGGATAAGGAAGCATCCGAATAGGGTTACGACACTTGTTCGCTTGCGTAACATCTTAGGACATGCCCCACAGTGGGAAGACCTCACAGACGATGTTATCTCCGACTTAAAGGACGATATGGAATTTCAGCTTGCACCAAATTCAGTTCGTACAATCTGTGCAGAACTCAAAGCAGTGCTTAATCGTAATCGTGCGACAAAGCCTATCAAGTCAGAAACATTCGGCAACCTACTAAAGGCAAAGAAAGTGCCCGTGCAGAATATTTACCTCACGCAGCACGAATTACAGAAGATATATGATTATAAGCCAAAGAGCGAAAGAGAGCGTTATGTAAAGAATATAGCCCTCATAGAGGCAATTACAGGCGCACGCAATATTGATTGCAGGCGTATGACACTTGCAAACATACAAAAGTATGGAGAAAACGATGAAGTGCTTACGTATGTTCCTCAAAAGCACCCCGTAGAGGTTATTGTTCCCGTACACAAATGGCTTAAATCTCTCCTTGCGAACGATTACTCGGACAATGTAAAATCTATCCGCATATCGTATTTCTGCAAGATTTTGAAGTTTATATGCTTTCAGTGTGGAATAAGAAAGAAAGTAGTTGTCTTCCATGGTGGCAAGTCTATCACGGATGAGAAATGGAAATTCATTGGATCACACACCATGAGACGTTCCTTTGTCACGAATCTGTCACTTGCGGGGGTAAGCATTGAGGATATATCACAGATGGCAGGACACACCAATGCAGGACGACCAAATATTGAAATGTCCTATAGGTATGTTTGCCAGTCGAGAGGATTAAACAAGGGAATTTTTTCTCTTTTCAAATAAAATTAATAACTTTGCAGCAAAGGTTTCTCTTATACCTTTGTTGCAATAACTAAAAACAATGAACTAATGAAAACAATTGATGATTTTACAAATGTCTTGCAATCTATTGCAGAGGATAAAACTATATCAAAGGATGAAATAAAGAAGCGTCTATTATCGCTTGCCGATAGAATGGATAAGGCAAAGGCTTCACAGTTGGAGAAACTCGCCTATAAAACAAAAGAACTAATAGACGAGTTCCCAAACAATATAGATGATGTAGTATCTCTTATGGCCGCAATCGGTGAAGAAGATTGGTTGAAGGTCGAAAAGGCGACCAAGCCATTGCTTGACGTTAAGAGAATAAGAGAAATATCCATACAAGCAGGTATAACCCCATCCGTTTAGCCTCAACAAGTATCAGCCGTGGAAATTAACGACTGATACAACGATAATAAACTTTTTAAAAGGTGAGACACACCACAACAACTGTAAAGATTATGAGAAACTTGATATTACACACCTTTAAATTCAACTACACAAAGGTTGTTGGTAAACAAGGGCACGAAAGAAGAAAAACGAACGCAGCCTTTTTTCATAAATTTGGAAACATGCCCATAATGCAGGCGTATTCCATCTTTAAGACTGAATATGAGGAAAGGGACACAGAAAGCGCACGCCTACACGACAAGGTAAATAAATTTGAACGCTACCTTATCTCTCAAAACGCTCGTTGCATACAGAGCAACAAAAGCGAAAGTCGTTATTACTATTACAAATGTAAAAAGTATCGCTTTAGTTCTCATATTTACCCCACAGGCTCAATGACAAATGAGTTATTAGGCGTTGTGGACCTGTGTGCAGATAAATGTCTTATAGACGAAATTGAAAAAGAGTTAAACATAAAATTATAAATAAAAGATGTCTAAATACATAATGCAAAAGAGCAGCACTCTCCCTAATGGGTGGGTGCTTACTGATAAAGAAAACGGTATCGTTGTTACCTTTGAAGATGGTAAATTCAACGACACACAGAAAGTAACACCACTTGAAGATGTTAAACACATACCTGAAGAACTTGCACGGATCATGCGAGAGTTAGGCGAGTGGGTTGTACGTCATCACGGCTCAAAGTGCTTTAATCAACCCTATGGGATAGAATACAGTGAGGATGATACAAAATGCTTCCTCTACAGAAAGAAGTCCCCGCAGTGGAGATTGGAGATAATGGATAATGTAGATAAAGTGCATTTAGCTGATAGCCTTAAGAAAGCAGCTGAATGGCTTACAAAAAGGTAAAAATAAAGGGAACACTTCATTTATTAGTGTTCCCTTTTTGTAAATGAAAAACGCAAAAATCAGATTCTTTCAAATTTGCTACGCACAAATTCTTCGTTGATACTTGCGATTAGTTCTTTATCGAGGATTTCATTTGCTACGGAAAGACTGCCCATCAAGCGGTCGTTAATCGCTTCGGCATTTACACAGTTCTTATCTACAAACTCTGCAATGTTTTTAAATACTTCCTCAATTTGTCGCTTAAGTGTTAGTACGTTTTCTGTGTTAGTACACAACTCGATTTGTTTCATGATTACGCAATCTCTTTAATTATTTGAATGTTAAAAGTATTATGTAGGAAAGCACGCCCCTTTTCTGTCCACACCGTTATAGCGTTCGTGCCCGTGGACCCGTCACTACGTGTAAACTGATGCGTGCGTGTTTTTGTATAATCATGACCGCAATACTTTGCAGTTAGCATCCATTGTCCAGATTGCTTGAACATTACGCCCTTTTCCCTTAGTGCTTTATGAAGTCTGTCTGCATCTTTCATGCCTAACTCCTTGCTCATTTGTGTACTTGTGTAGGTGTTCACGCTTTGCAGCACTTCGTCCACGTACTTCACCTTTGGAGCCTGTTGTTTAAGTTGTGTGCTTTGCAGCGCAATGCGTTCGTTTGCCTGCTCCAACTGGTGCTTGTGTCTGTCGATTGTTGCCTGTGCAACCTGCAATGCACGTGCCATGATAAGTTCTGGACTGTCGTCTTGGGTGGATGCAATGTATCCACCAGTCTTGCGAATTGAAGGTAATACTTCGGATGTCACCCATTTGCGAAATTGCCTCGCTTCGGGTTTACGACTATCGAGGATTACATCGTACAAGCCGTCTTCATTTACGAAAAGTGCTTGTTGAGTCCTTCCGAGATTGTCGATGATGGGGTAATTTGAAATTACCTCATCGCTAAGTCTTTGGTTTACACCCTTTGCTGATAAACCAACTGCTTTACATACGTCTGCCAAACAAAACATAGGATTGTTGGAGTTTCCTGCCGTCCGGATTTCTCCAAACTGCGGATTTTTGAAAATTTGAATTTCGTCCATTTCTGCGATTTTTTAGACGATTGAACACTATTGGGTTGATACACAATGAAAGCGTACCGCTACCCTTTGTCTAATGCTTCGCAGTGAGAGCACGACTACACCATTACAATGTAGTCAAGGGGCGATACGCATGTATCGTTGTTCCTCGAAAATAGACGAGCATAAAAAATGCCCCTCCATGTAGCGGAAGAGCCGTAGCATCGTCCACTGCGAATTATTAGACAATGCAAAGATACAAAACATTATCCATATACGCAAGACGATAGACAAAGTATTAACTATTATTATCACCTTGCTCCAGTTCCCTGATGCGTTCACGGCATTTCACCAGCTGATACAAAAGTTTCTCATTGTCCTTCGTAAGCTTCTTGTTTTTCTCTACAAGGCTTTCACACTGCTCCTTTATCCTTGATGCCTTGTAGTCACGGAGGAAAGCCTTAAATTCTGGTGTATAGTTTCCATCAATCATGTACTTCTCCTGCATGACCTGCAATGCGTGCTCCCCTCGCATGATTCTATTGTACGCTGCAATCTTCCTTGCCCTCGTTCGATCCCCTTTTTTCAACGGTTCATCTTTGCTTCCATAAAGTTCGGCTTCAAGTTCATCATATCTTTTCCTTAACACTTGATAATCCTGCTCAATTCTATGTACGTATTCAGTCCGTTGCTTGTCGTATTCCTTAAATTTTTCGATTGTTTTCTTTGCCCAGAAAAGCCTTTTCTGTTCTTCCGTGAGTAAATCTGCGTTAACTGTGTGCGATTTAAGTTCTTTCTTTTCCATTTTTTCTACAATTTTTCTACAAAATTACGCATTTTTCCTCATTCATATACGCTATTACCTTATAAATTCCACTAATGAATGACTTTTTCGATTAACTACTTATTATCAATCGTTTTAATGCCGTTCACATGCTTAATAACCGCCCTTACCGCCTTATCAACACGACTTCTGTCGTAATTAATATAATGGTCGGTGACATCCGCCCACGAATGACTTAAACAAAGCGCAATAGTTTCTCTGTCAATGCCAATAGATGCAGCTATTGACGCAAACGAATAGCGAGCAACGTATGTCGTCATTTGAAAATCTTTGCCAAATAGTGGGTGGTAGATTATCTTTCTTAATTTTCCCACTTTGTCTTTTACCTTTTCTTCCTTTCCTATTTTCTTTAGATTGTCATTCCAGATTCTCTCAAACGAGCGATAACCACTTCTATTATCCATAGGAGATAATAAATAATCTTTTCCTTTATACTTGTTTATAATATCCATTGCTTCCTTTTCTACGGGCAAATCTATCATCGCCCCTGTCTTGGCACGTTTACCCACGAAACGCCCATTTGTAAGACCCTTACACATAAGCAAATCAACTGCATTTACTCCACATAAATAGAAGTCAAGCATAAATAAATCTCTGTAAATTTCCAACCATGAAGAAACTTTGCAATCTCTGAACTGTGCTATTTGTTGAGCGTCCAGATTCCTTATAATAACACGTTCAGAAGCTATTTTGAACTTCCTGAAAGGATATTTAATAGTGATCTCATCATCTATTGCCCTATTAAATACGGTACGTATATTACGCAAATCAATGGATATTGTATTTGTCTTTAGCGTTTTACTATAGTGAGATTTGTAGTTTTCAAGCCAATTCCTATCAACGCTATCAAACGTTGCAGAATCATCGAACGACATGACACGATGAGCAGTCCTTAAATACACCTCCGATGTCCCACGATTAATCATGCTATTTGCATATTGCCTAATGTAGTGGGCAAGCGTCTTTCCCTTAACGCTGCCTTTGGAAAACACCTCACTATTTATCTTCTCTTTAAGTTTATTGTTATCAAGTTCGCTATTCAGTAAACAGATTTCCTCCACTTTCAGTAAGTACCGCCCAAGCGCACTTGTTTTAGCCGTTCTATTCTTTTCACTCTTTGGAAATTCTCTGCCCGTAAATTTTTCTTTTGTTGTCAGTCCTGTATTTATCAAAAAGCGTCCTTTGTTATTCTTAACAATCAACATAACGGGGATACATCCATCCTTGTTAGTCTTCGTGGAATCACAATATATGTATAGCTTCATAATGTATTTCTTTTATTTTAGTACCCATTTTTTTCTTTGGGTACTGATTTGGGTACTAAATTGTGTCGTTTTATGCCTAAATATGCCAATATTTGCCACGTTAAATGCAAAAACGTGTTAACGTTTATATACTGTTGTAATTGATAAAACTAATGTAATTTGTTGTTTTTCAGCTATTTACGTTTTAGAGCGGAATACGGGAATCGAACCCGCCTCTCAAGCTTGGGAAGCCAATATTTAGCATATATAAGCTATTAGTTATAAAGGAGTTACGAGTGTTAAATTTATTAAGTGTACCAATTTGGGTACTGTCTATATGATTTTCTGACTCACAATCCTCTCGGCAGACCATAAACCTCTCACGTCAGATTTGCTAATATCTATCTGTCCGTAAGAAATGTTATCTGCCTTTAGAATAATCGAACCATCCTTATAAAAATCGTTTTTCAAAATTCGCTTTACGGTTAAGAACTTGCCATAAGCAACGAATACTACCCCACTTGCTTCATCCCACTTGCTTTTGTCTATTCTCTTTGCAAGTACCTTTGTACTATCAGGGATGCAAGGTGACATGCTTTCTCCCTTAACCTGAAAGACAACGTAATCACCATTCATTAGATCCTCTCCATCCTCCTGCATTACTCCATACGTATCAAGCTTCATTCTTTGCATATCCCCAAGATTCTCTATAAAGGAAGCAGTTGCATACTGTGGCACGAATGGAACGCTTACAAGATTCTCTCTTAGGTATAGCTTGATAGGCTCAACCAATGGGGATGATTGGCTTTCCGAATTACCGTCATTCGCTTCGTCAGAGCTGATGTAATCACCAAGTAGTATATATGCCTTATCTACTCCATAAAGCTTCACACAAGCGTCAATAATGCGTGGGCTGACACTCTGCCTGCCTTGACGGATGTTCGTCATTGTTGTTTGCGAACCGATTACTCCATCTTTCATAAGCTTATAGCCGCTTATGCCCTTTGTTTCAAGTTCCCGAAGGAAGCGTTCTGAAACTTCATCTAATCTTTTTTCCATATTTTATTTAATTTTATTTTGTACTTCATAAATTATGTAGTAATTTTGTAGCAACATTGAGGAAGGGATGTGTACTATTGTGTAGCGTATTTAACTATTATATACTTTTCACACTCCAACACGTACCCTTCCTCGTGTTGGGGTTTTTGTTTATATACAACCGACTCCGATTCTTCACTTTACACCATAGTCCATTTTGGGGTGAAGGATTAAACCTGCTACAAGGCTGCATAAAGCGGACTCGAAAGAGGGGACGTGCGAAAGCAGGAAGTCCGAAGCGAGACTTGCACCAGTCAAACCAACTGAAATCGCAGAAGCATAACGGATGTTTGGTCATGTGTGCTCCTTGAAAGCATAGGCTCACCGTCAGCATGAAAGGAAACCCGCAGGGCATGGTAACTTTCTTAGTTGCACTTGCTCCTAAGGGGACTTTCTGTCCACGTGCAGGTCTTCCGTAGCATAATTATATTTTTATTATATATCATTATTATGGGTAAAAGTAAGAAAATAGAACAGGAAAAAGAGTTGGTTAAATTCTTATCCTCTCATTCAAAATGTTTCGTTGTAAACAAAAACGGGTCGGAGAAAGCGATTATTCAACTTCTCACATCTATGATGAACGTGCACCCAGAATTTGATTACGGATACGCTGGTGTTGTTTCATTTAAAGAAAACCACGCTTCCTATGTTCCCTCTCATCGGCGAGCAATATGTACGAAAGCTTTTATTGATGAGTTTTGTCGTAAATATAAATTTACCGTAAAAGAACTTATATCAAGATGGGTTATCGCTGAAACTTCACTTGCTGATTATTCAGAAAGAAAAACTAATACTCGGAATAGGAAGCGAATTGCGAGGAAACGCAAAGCTAAAAACTCAACATTTACGAGTAAATCCAGAATTACGGCTCTTAAATCACTTTTTGGAAATTTAAGTTACGATAATCAACTCAAAACTAAAGAGTGGAAAGATAAGCGTGTACATATATTTAAATTAAAAGGACACAAATGTTCTATATGTGGAGTTACACATAATCTTCAAATTCATCATCTTCGATATATATCCGGACATCTTGCGTGGGAGTATGACGACAAAGACCTTATTGTGGTTTGTAAGCAATGCCATCAAAGGATACATGGTCTTTTGTAAGTCCATTATAGTCCCAGACATCCTCATTAGAATTTATTGCAACTTAATCCAAAATAACCATTAAATAAACTCTTATGAACGAATTAAGAATTTTTGAAAACCCACAATTTGGGAAAGTAAGAACGGCTGGAACAACGGATAATCCATTGTTTTGCCTTGCTGATGTGTGTAATGCTCTTGGACTGCAACAAGGACACGTAAGGGAGCGACTTGATAAGGGGGTCGTTTCAACCGAACCCCTTGTAACGGCGGGAGGTGTACAAAGTGCTAACTTCGTAAATGAAGACGGCTTGTACGATGTGATCCTCGACAGTCGTAAACCCCAAGCGAAAGCCTTTCGCAAATGGGTCACTAAGGAAGTTTTGCCGTCAATCCGTAAACATGGTGCTTACATGACGGACAACATCATAGAACGCACGTTAGCCGACCCTGACTATCTTATCCAACTTGCCACGGCTCTCAAAAACGAAAGGCAGAAGCGTATTGAGGCGGAACAATCTGTAAAAGATGCCCAGCCTGCTATCACCTTTA